GCAGTTGGTTCCGCCGTTCCTGTTGTTGGAACAGGCGTTGGTGCCTTTGGTGGCGCGGTGACTGGTGCTGGTAGTGGTTCTGTTGCCGGTCGTGAAGGTGTCCAGCGTGGCTTGAACTGGCTGTTCGGCAATAGAGACACTCGAACCGGTTCTGAACGGGCTGTTGATATGGGCAAAACGTTCGCGATGGGTGCGGTTGGCGAAGGTGCTGGTCGTGCGGTTGGCGCTGGCTGGAAAGCAGGTAAAAACGCCTACAAAAAGATGCTGGTCGGTGAAGTTGACGATGTTGCTAAAGCTCAGGCGAGATTGGCAGACCTGAACGCCATTGGCGCTGATAATCCACTTCCCGGCATGGTCAACGGCAATCCACGCACATCAAAATTTGAGCATGCTCTTTCTTCGCTTCGAAACGGTGATGAAATTCAGAAGCGCATTGACGATGCTCATCAGGCGATGGACGGCGAATTTGACCGAATTGTTTCGGGAACAGGAACTGCCAGAACTCAGGCGGAACTTGGTGAACTTCTCAAAGCGCAGGCAAAGCTTGCAAAACAAGCGGGCTTCCAGCGTTCCAATCAACTCTACGACCGTGTTGGCGAGAAAGTGACCTCTCCCGCCGTCATCGACAACACGTCTTCCTTTTTGAAGAAGCTGAAGGCGGATCGTGAAGCTATGGGCAGTTTCGACAAGCGTGCAATCGGTTCTCAGACTGACAGCGTGATTGATGATGCGACGGCTATTCTGGAAGATGCACAGAACGGCATGACTTTCGATCAGCTTCAGAAAACTCGAACGATCATTGGTCAACGGGCGAAAGACACAGACGACAAGGTTCTTTCAGGTCATCTCAACAGTTTGTACGGCGCATTGACTGCCGACATGGAAAAGACGGCTCTGGCGTCTGGTGAAGATGCAGCGGAAGCATGGCGCAAAGCCAACAACCAGTATCGTCGCCACATGGACCCGGTGAAAGGGTTCGGGAAAGGCAGTGTTGCCGATAAAATTATCCAAGCTCCCGATACCGACAAGATTTGGCAATTCGCGACCGAGACGACCAATAAGGGCGGAAACCGCATCGCACAAATTCGCAGGACTGTTGAAAAATCTGAAGGTGGCAAGGACGCATGGGCTGATGTTGTTTCCAGCAGCATCGAGCAGCTTGGCAAGTCCACGGACATTGAAGGGGTAGAGCAATTCAATTCCACCATGTTCCTGAACAAGTGGTCGAAAATGTCTCCCGAAGCGAAAGACGCTATCTTCAAGGGCACGAAGAACCAGCAATACCGACAGGATTTGGACAGGCTTGCCCGTATATCCAACAACATGAAGCAATATACCCGGGGTGCGAACCATTCGAATAGCCAGACGCACAAGCAGATGCTCGACAACATCAATCCGTTGGACAAGAACAATGTGCTGACTTCCGCGCTCGGCATGGCGGCGGGTGTTGAGCCGATGTCCGCACTTGCAATTGGAGCCGCAAAAGGGGCTGCAAAAGCTGGCACGAACAAGCTTTTCACCCAAAGTAGAATGGCACTTTTCAAGAACCCGGAAACAGTCGCATGGCTTGCCGATATTCCCAAGGCAGAGATGCAAAAGGGCGGAATGCAGGGGCACATGAAGAAGCTCGTGGAAATCCGCAAACGTACTTCTGATCAGGCAGTTGCAACTGCCATCGCCGATTACTTCCGTGATCTTGGCTACGAAGACGACCAATAACCTAAATAAAATCAATAATAATAAGAGGGCGAAAAGCTCATGACAGACCTAATTTCTTCCGATTGGAAAGAGTTTGACGCGGACAACAGTCAGCCTTCTCCGAACGGCGTCCAAGGCGGATACAGTCCTTCCCAATTAGCGCCAATCATTCGATCAATTCGCGGTTCGCTGAAGCGCTTCTATAATCAGACCAATCCCGTTTACACTTCGACTGGCGCAGTTAACGCTTACGTTCTGACGTTTGAGGCTCCACTAGCCGCCTATTCGAAAGGTATCATCTACCGATTTTGGGCACACGCGACAAATACCGGTGCGACAACTCTGAACATCAATTCCCTTGGTGCACGGGCTGTCGTATCGAGAGTTGACGGTTCGCCATTAATTGCCGGGGCTATCGTCACCGGTCGGATGGTTGAGGTCGTCTACAACGGTAACGCATTTGAACTCCTCAGTGTCGCCTTTACCCCTGTTCAGCAAGGCACTGGTCCCAATCAGGGAAGCGCGAAAATTTCGCTCGGTATGAGTGCCAGTAATCGCCTTCTTATGCAGGCAGGCAACACTGACTTCGGTGACACGTTGCCGATCAACATCAACGGTAACGCGACTACGCTCGCCGGATATGCGCCTTCTGCTCTTCCAATTTCCACGGCAGTTCAGACCGCCTTGAATAGCGGTCAGACCAACACTCAAACCGCACTGAATTTGAAGGCGGATTTGGCTTCACCATCTTTCACGGGTACGCCAACTGCTCCAACCCCACCGCAAGGTGATAATTCCACTCACCTTGCGACGACTGCATATGTTGATACAGGCGTTCAGTCTGCAATTGTAGCGGCGGCACCTTCAGGTTCAGTGATGATGTGGGCTGGAAACACTGCACCTGCCGGGTATCTCCTTTGTAATGGTACGGCGGTGTCTCGCACAACTTATGCAGCACTATTTTCTGTCATCGGCGGCATCTACGGTGGTGGCAACGGATCAACCACTTTCAACTTACCTGATTTACGTGGCGTGTTTGTGCGTGGTCTTGATAATGGACGCGGACTCGATTCAGGTCGTGCACTGGGTTCGTACCAAGACTCAGACAATAAGTCTCACAATCACGGGGTCAACGATCCCGGGCACGTTCACGGCGGCGTGCAGAACGGCACAGCCTCGACAGGTCGTTCAACCTCAGTGGACCAGCCTCCAGCCGTCTATTCGTTTGGCAATACGTGGGGGGCAACAACGGGAATTTGGCTATCCGCGAGCGGTGGAGCTGAATCCAGACCGCGAAACGTCGCAATGAATTACATCATCAAGACATGATCGGACAGCATTTACTTATTTAAGTTGTGGTCTCTTTCACGATTCAATTGCCTTCCGCCTCAAAAAGAATACTAATGGCACTGTTTATTTCTTGGGGGAATTATGAAGAAGATTGTTGCTGCTTGCGTCGCTCTTTGCGCGATGCTCTCAAGCTGTGCGACCACGAGTGAAATGCCACTTGCACCTAACGCGGTGCGATTGGACACAAACGCAAGTGGTTTGATTTTCACCAGTGCTGCCGGTGCTATCACCATGAAAAAGGCGGCTGAAGCTACTGTGAAACGCGGATACACCCACTTCAGGCTTGATCAGGTCGCCACTGCGCAGGGTTCTCGCTTCGTGGGAATGAACACGAACACGTATGGCAACGCATCTGCGAACGTCTACGGTAACACTGCTTACGGCACCTACAGTGCAAATTCCTTCAGCACGCCAATGTATGCGCCTACAGCACAGATCGGTGTAACGGTCATCATGTTCCATGCAAACGAAGCTGGAGCAAAGGGCGCTTTCAACGCTGCTGAAGTGATCAAAAAGAACGGTAAGATTTAGCCTGATTTGAACAGGTCGAACTCAGCCTGCCTTCGAACGGTCAAACCACGCAAGGGTGTGAGAACGCCTTTCACCCTTGCCTTATCCCATTGAAGCCATGACTTCCCGATCTCTGCAATCGGCGCTTTTCCGTTGATCTTCTTGAGAAGGGTTGAGCTTGATAGCGCGCCAAGCCCGACATTGAAAGCGAACGATACGAGCGCGCCGAACTGGTTGTCGCTCAATGAGACTTTGACCAGCCTTGCCACGCCTTTCTCGAATTCCGCCAGATCGACTGAAAGCAGCCTATCAGCTTCGTTTTGGTTGATTGTCTTCCCGCGCTTCACATCAGCCAGAGTGACTGTCTTGGTATGTCCGTATCCAATCGTCGGAATGTTCGCGGGACAGAGGTAGGCTTTGAGTTTGCAGCCTTCAGCCGCCTTTATGATCTGAAGGGCTTTTGCGGATGTTTTGTTGTTCATCCATTATGTAGACGAACAGGAACACCCCCGATTTTCCGGCTCAGTGAAGAGTAGGCTTTCTCACAGTTGGCTTTGTCCGCTTCTTGTAAGGACGTGGTGCACGGCGATTACGAGACTGTTCCGCGTCAGTTGCCCAACGAACATTGCCGGGTTCGTATCCGCGCTCGTTGTCGATACGGTCGATGGAGTGACCAGAAGACGGACGCAAACCGACTTCCCGGGCGAACGCTTCAAAACTCTCAAAATGACAGAAAATGCCTCTTCCGCCATAATCGGCATAGCGCGGATGGTTTTCATTGCGGCAACGAGCAAGGATATTGATGTAGCAACGATAGAGGGAATATTTCTCGAAATCTTCAGACTTGCTGAAACCGTGCTTCTTGCTGTTAATTTCATCAAAATAATTGTTTAAATCCAT